ACAACAACACCCAGCTACAGAACAACTACTACGGCACCCAAAGCGCGCTCAACTCCCTCCGCTCTGTGGACTCCCCGAACTACCTGGAAGCGGCCAGCCGCCTCGGCTCCAGCGCTCTCGGGGCCTACAGCACCCAACTCCGGGCCAACTCCGGCTCAACCACCGTCACCCCTAATGGCTCATAAGGAGGCCCCATGCGTGGACAAGTGAACTATGACCCTGGCGTCCAGGGCATGGAACAAGTAAACCCAATTGCCTTCCAGCCAGTCCGGGCGCACCTGGATGACACGGCTGGATTGAAGGCGAACCAATTGGCCCAGGCATTGGGCTCCTCAGCGATCCCTCAGGCGCTCCAGCAGTTCGGCTCCGCTGAGGATCAACAGGAGCGGCAGAAAGCCCAGGACACAGCCGACTCCATGACCGTGGGCGAGCTGGGCCAGCAGATCAAAGACGGCTCTATCCTGGCCTCCCAGTCCCCAGCCTTCCAGGGCACGCTCCAGCACATCTACGGTGAGAACCTGATGCAAGGCATGGAGCGCGACACCATGTCGAAAATCCAGACTGGCGAACTCCAGTTCACCGACCCGCAGCAGGTGGATGAATACCTCACGAAGAGCCGCAATGAGGCACTTGAGGGGCAGAACCAGTTTGCCGTTGCGGGCTTCGACAAGGGCTATAACGCCTTCCGCATGAACGTGTTCGACACGAACGCACGGACGATGAACGCCAAGGCCATCACCGAGGGCATCCAGCAGTCCAGCGACAACCTCATGAACGTGGTCGGGGATGTCACTGGGGGCCAGTTCAACGGCACCAATGACCAAGCCGCCCAGGCCATCGCCAGTCGATTCAACCTTCTGTCGTCCACCTCGCTACTCCGGGACGATGCCCGCAAGACCACCTTGAACAACACGCTGGTCCAGATCGCGCAGACCGGGAATAAGTCCCTGGTGGATGCGCTCCTGGCTCAGAAGCTGTCATCCGGTGCCACTGTGGCGTCCACGCTGGGCGGCACCACCGCTGCCGAAGTGAGCCTCCACGCGCAGAGCATGGATGACCAGAACCAGCGCAAGCGTGTGGATGATGAGATTCGCCCGTTCCTGACCCAAGCGGATGCCGGTGAACTGGACCAGAAGTGCTTCAATGACTGGGCGCAGAAGAACGAACGATGGGTCACGGCCAGCACCTGGAACGCTGTCATCAACCATAGCCAGTCCCAGTTGAATCAGCGGCAGAACAACATCAACCGCTTCCAGCTTCTGTCCACCGCCCAGCAGTCCATGGCGAACGCCCAGCAATCCACGCGGGTAGCCATCGACCAAGGCAACCTGGCGTACCTCCAGCCCCAGCAGGTGATGAGCCCCGAAGGCAAGATGAAGGCTTTCGAGATTGAGCAGTACGCCCAGCAGTACATGGCAAACCGTGTCCAGCAGGAGCAGATGCCGTTCGACAAGCAGGTGCAGTTCTACTCCACGAACAAGGTGGATAACCCGCAGTGGAAGAGCATTCTCCAGTCGGGTCTTACCAACCTGGCGTCCCTCGGATGGACCCCGGACGGGAAGCAGCAGGGCCAGCTTAACCAGCAGGGCCAGGGCGCAATAGACACCTTCAACCACATCAACGCGGTGAACCCCGCATACGCCCAGCAGCTTGCCGGTGGGGCATACCAGAAGCTCTCCGACATCCAGTTCCTGATGGAGAAGGGCGGATTTCCCGATGCCAACTCAGCGGCATCCCTGGTCTATCAGGGCGGCAACTCCGGTGTCACCGAGGCCGATATGGGGGCCATGAAGGCCAACGTAGCGAGCGCTGTGAATGACGTGGTGAACCCCGGCTTCCTATCTCGCTCCGTCCACTGGGCTGAGGGGCTTTGGGGCAATGACCAGACGAACCTCACGGCAGTCCAGGCGGACATCCGGCGAAGGTCGGAACTCCTCCTCAAGTCCGGCCAGGTGCCCGATGCGGCCAGCGCAGTGAAGGCCACCGTGCAGTACCTGCAAGACCCGAATGTCTCCACGAACATCAACAACACCCTGTACCTGAATAAAGACCTGCCTCAAGTCCCCAAGGGAGAAGACCGGGGGAAGTGGGTAGAGCGCTTCATTGACGAGGTGCCAGGGAAGATCGCGGATGACCAAGACATCGGCAAGGGGAACATCCGCATGGAGCCCAATGACCGAGGTGGTTACACCATGTGGACCCGGGGAGTACCCCTCACAGACGTGAATCACCAAGTCCTCAACTACTCCCGCCAACAGGTGGAGAAGTGGATTGGCAACACCTACGCCGCAGACCTCAAGGCTAAGACAGCCGCAGCTAATGCAGAACACGCCGCCGAAGTGCAGCGTGCGCTGAATCCTATTGACCCGCAGTACCTCCAATAACAAAGGTAAGTAATGACTCAAATTTCTCTGGAAGATGCCCGGAAAATCACTGATTCGACCGAGCAGCAATATGGCCTCCCTCAAGGGACGCTGTTCAAAATGAGCGGTGAGGAATCATCGTTCAACCTCGATGCCGAAAGCGGCAAGGGCGCCGAAGGTCCGTTCCAACTGATGCCCGCCACTCAAAAGGCATACGGCGTCACTGACCCCCACGACTACACCCAGGCCGCTGATGCCGCTGGGCGCTACATGCGGGACAGCCTGGCTAAGTACAACGGCAACATGGATATGGCCCTGGCCGACTACAACGGCGGTCCTCGGGCTGCCAAGGCGCTAGCCGCAGGGAGTCCCTGGCCGGAAACACGGGACTACCTGAGCAAGTTCAACGGCACCACCCCCGCAGCAGGGCAGACCCCCTCGGGAAAGCCTGACCCCCTGTCCTCCGCTTTCACCTCCGGCGATTCGGTCAACCCGGATCAGAGCGCTTCCGCCTCGGACCTGGTGCAGATGCAGGCCCAGCAGCGGGCAGAGAACGGGGGGGTCATCAACAACGTAGAGAATATCCCCCAAGCTCTGGCCCTGGGCTTCGCCTCGGACAACTCCGTGGTGAACTGGTGGCGGGACAGGGGCACCCAATCGACGGACTGGAATTTCTCCTGGGACAACGACAAGGCTGGCAAGTACCTGGAGGGCATTCCCGAGAAGAACTGGGACTACATCCTCCAGGCCACAAGTGACTCCGATGCTGACTTCCGGCGCTCCCGTATGCAGCAGTCCATGCAGGATGAGCAGAAGCTGTCTGAAATGGGAGTCGCAGGCTTCGGGGGGCGTTTAGTCGGCGGGCTGGTGGATTTGCCCACGCTCATCGGATTTGTCCCCGGTATGGGCGGCGAAGGCTTACTCACGGCTGGCTCACGGATTGCCAACGCAGTCCGCATGGGCGTGGTCGGGGCTGGGACCAACGTGGGCTATGACGCGCTGATGAACCGATACAACTCGCTCCGCACGGATGACGACTTGTACATCTCCGCTGCGATGGGCCTGGGCCTCGGGGCCATTGGCGGTAGCCTCGCTCACGTAGAGGGGCCGCTGGCTGAGGAAAACGCCCGCCTGGCCCAGTGGGGCCGCCAGGAGTCCGGCAAGGCGCAAATCAAGGAGCTTACCGATTCGGGCCTCATGCGCCCCGGTGAAGGCGCGCTGAGCCAGCCTGAGTTTCTCCGCAGGTTCGGCCAGGACGTGGACACGAAGAACACCCCTGGCAACGCCATTATCTGGCGGACTGAGGACGGAGGCTCCGCCCGCATCCACTCGCCGGGGGAGGAACCCAAGACCGTGGACTTGCCGCCCGAGGGGCCACGGGCACCAGAGGAACCACCGGCAGCGGGTGGGCCACGGGATGAGCCGCAGGAACCGTCAGTGGGTACACCTGGGCGCAAGCAGCCTTGGAGCGAAGAGTGGGACACCCCCCGCTACGAAGCCAGTGGCGGCCGGGATGACAACCTGATCCTCCCCAGTGGCGTCAACCGCGTGAGCCAGTTGGCCGATTACGTCCGGGCGTACTCAAAGAACCCCGAGACGGTCAAAGTGCTGAACCGTGTCCTCAAGGCTGTGGACCTCCGCAAGATGAACTTCAAGGTCATCGAAAAGGGCCAGAAGTTTGGCAATGCGGCGATGGACGCGGTGATTAAAACTGCTAAGGGCGCGGTTCTCACCCCGCACCAGTCCACCGGGGATGGCATTCAAATGTTCCTCCGGGGCCACTCCTATATGAGCCCCACCGGGCGTCTGTCGGACCTGTCCGGCCTGAATGAAGAAACCTTCGTGCATGAGCTGGTCCACGCAGCCACCGTGTACAAGATGCACGCCACCAGCGACCGCCTGATGTCCACGGACCCGCAGATCAGCAAGGCCACTACGGACCTCAGCACGCTGCACGGCTCGATGCTCAAGGCTGCGCAGAGTGAGTTCGGGGAACACTGGAAGAGCGCTCTAGAGGGTCGCCTGGGGATTAACCTGGACAACCCCAAGGAGATGATCGCCTACGGACTGACTAATGCCCGGTTCCAGCAGTGGCTCAAGGGGAAGACCCTTCCAGGCAAGCCCGATGCTTCCTTGTGGGACCGCTTTGTCGGTGGCCTTCGAAAGTTGCTAGGAATCGGCAAAAACGAACACAACGCCCTGTCCCGTTTGGTGGAGCTGGCGAACCCACTTACCCGCCCAGGAGGCGTGTCCAGGACGGTGCGCAGTCCCGCATTGGAAGGCAGCGTGGATGCTCAGGCCGCGAAGGCTGCGCAAATCCCCGAAGTGTTCGGCTGGGGCCTCGGCCTGGAAAACAAGCTTGGCAAAGCTGACTCTCCAACCGCAGTCCGTGCGCTGGCCGCCAAGCTCTTCGGCACGTCCATTGGCTACAAGGACCATTCCGTGGTCGGGCCCAATGCCTGGGACGACACCACGAAGTGGGCAGAGGGCTGGGCCACGCAGATGAAGAAAACCTCGCTCCCGCAGTTCCAGAAGTGGTTCCAGGCCAACGGCTTTAAGTGGCACCAGAAGGCTGAGGCATTTGACCACTTCGGTAGCCTGGTGTCGGACTTCATCCGGGGCCGGGATGCTGACTTCCCTGATGAGGTAGTGCGTGCTGGTGAGACCATCCGAAAGACCCTGGACCATGTGGCGGACTACATCAACAACCCGCTCAAGGATGAAGGGCGGATCAAGCTGGGCCTGACTGAAACGGAAATCCGTGGCTCCGACACGGGCGCTACCTCCGTGGTCGGCACCCTGGAAAAGAACCCGAACTACCTCCCGCGAAAGCATGACGTGAACAAGTGGAACTCCATGGTCAACACCTGGGGCCATGAAGCTGTCACCGGCTGGTGGGCTAGGGCGTATCAGGGAGCCCGTGAGGGCATCTCGGATGAGGCCGCCAACCGCTGGGCGAAGTGGTACGTTCGGACTGTCGAAGAGGCCCATGCGAACCGCACGCAGGACGCGATGGGTTCCATGATGATGGGCACCGACCGGGAAGCCTTGAAGCACTCGCTGATGCTCAATGGCGGTTACTCCGAAGAGGAGGCCGTCCGGGTCATGGACGATATGCTGCCCACGAAGGGGACTGATGCGGGGCGTACTGCCTCAAGCCTCAAGAACCGGAACACCGTGAACGAGCTGCACACCGAGACCTGGACAGGTGCCGATGGGACGAAGAGCGCTGTTTCTCTCAACGACTTCATCCACACCAACGCCTTCGAAGTAGTGGAGCCGTACCTGCGCCGTATGGCAGGGAGCGTAGCCCTTGCAAAGCACCTGGACGTGTACAAGGGGCAGGACATCGAAAAGGCCATCATGGCCGCCACGGAGAACAAGTTCGGGGAAGGGATGCGCCCAGGCGCGAACGTGGCCGGTATGCGAAAGGACTTGAAGTTCGCCTTCGATCGCATCCAGGGCCTCCCGATGGAGGAGTTCTCCACGCTCAACAAGAGCCTGGAAATGTGGCGTAACTTCAACGTCATCCGCCTCATGGGCGGGGCGGTATGGAACCAAGTCTCCGAGCTGTCGCAGATCACTGGGTCCATGGGATGGAAGGCCACGCTCCAGGCCGTGCCCACTCTCCGAGCACTGCGCCGTGACATCGCCACCGGCAAAGCCCCGGATGACCTCCTGGACCACCTGGAGAACACAATCGGAGGTGCCGGGGCTGACTACGTGGCCCGCCTGAATTTCAGCGCCAAGGACGATTGGGTTCGCCATAACGGTGACACCGCGTTCAACCGCAAGCTGGATGCCGTGGACAACGGGCTACGCAAGGTCGCCAAAGGCGTCCTGGACTACACCGGCATGACACCGCTCATGATCCAGCAGAAGCGCATCCACGCTATCGCCCTGGTGAATCACTGGGTCAATCACGCCAATGGTGCGGCGTCCAAGCTCCTCACCGATGACCGACTGGCCTGGATGGGGATGAGCAGAGACCAAGCGAACGGCGTTCTGGCGGACCTCAAGAAATACAGCACTCCCCGGAATGGTGCCTTCGGGCCTTCCCATAAGCTGGACTTCGGGGCCTGGGTTAAGGACTCCCCTGAGAACTACTCCAGGTTCATGACTGCGATGCACCGTGAGTCTCGCCGTGTCATCCAGGAGAACGACCTTAGCTCCATGATTCCACTCATGGGGACCACACTAGGAAAAGCCATGTTCCAGTTCATGGCCTTCACCATGCACGGCTGGAACAAGTCCATGCTCTTCGCCGCGAACCACCGGGACTGGGCCACGTTGTCCACTGTCCTGCACGGGGGATTCCTGGCAAGCCTGACCTACATGGGCCGGACCATGCTGGATTCCATGGGGATGAATGAGGAGAGCCGCCAGAAGTTCCTGGACCAGCGTATGGCCCCCGGCCAGATCGTGGCCAACAGCTTCGGCAAAATTTCCCAGGCTTCTCTTCTGCCAAACCTCTATGACACGGTGTCTCCGTACCCGCTGTTCTCGGGGATGCGGACCACCAGCGACCTGTCCAGCTTTGTCTCCAACCCAACCTATCAGGCCATCAACGGCCTCATCTCCATGAAGAAGCTCGTCAAGAACGGGCTCTCTGATGACTCCCAAACGTCCGCTTCGGACATCAAGAACTGGGCTCGCCTCCTGCCGCTGAACAACGTAGCGCCCGTTAGCACCATGTTGAACATGATCGCCAACGACTACCCAACCGGCTCGAAGCAGCACTGACACAACCACCTCTACGGGACCCCCGGCTTCGGCTGGGGTTTTCTTTTTTTGGAACCCTCTATTTGGCTTACACACCCTACAGCTACGTCCAGTTGAAAGCGGACGGAGCAACCACAAACTTTCCCTTCAACTTCCCATACCTGGACACGGCCCACATCCAAGTGTCCGTAGACACAGTGGTCACGGCCTTCACATGGGTAGATTCTTACACCATCAAGATCGCCTCTGCGCCTACTGCCGGTGGCGTGGTCGAGATTCGCCGGGTCACTCCCAAGGATTCCGCCATCGTTTCTTTCCAGGATGGCTCCACGCTCCTTGAAGCGGACCTGGACCTGATGGTCACGTACAACCTGTACTGTGCCCAGGAGGCGTATGACGGCACCCAGGCCAGCATCCACCTGACCGCTGATGGCGTATGGGATGGGCAAGGCGTCCGTGCCACTGACTTCGCAGACCCTGTAGATGCGCAAGACCTGATGACGCTCAACTACATGAACGTCAACTTCAAGAACACCATGCTTGCGATTGAGCAGGACTCCATCGACAAGACCACTGCTATCCGTACAGCCGCCAGCAGTGACCTGGAGGCGATTCACACGACTGCTGTGAACGACCTCAACACCATCACTCAGGCCGCAGAAGCCGCAACCTCAGCTTCCCAAACGGCTGCCAAAACGAGCGAAACCAATGCCGCGGACTCGGCAGCCGCAGCTTCGGCATCGGAGGCAGCCAGTGCCGCCTCTCAGGCCGCTGCGAAAACCAGCGAGACCAACGCTGCAACTTCTGAGCAGCAGGCAGCCGGGTACGCTGCGAGTTTGAATCTGCCAGCCGCCTCCGGTGAAGCGCTCCAAGCTCTTCGGCAGAACTCGACGGAAACAGGGCTGGAATACTTCCCGTCCCACCTGGCGCATGGTCTGGGGGCTGTGGTGGACTTCCGAAGCACCACTATGGCGGCTGCAACCCCAGCGGATTTGTACGGCACAGGCACCCAGGTGGGGATCATCTCCGGGGGGCCAGCAGGACTAGCTATCCCAGGTCTAGGCGACCCTACCTACGGCGTCCTCGTGAGTCATGCGCAGTGGAAGGACTCATCGGCGCTAACCGCCATCTGCCAGGAGTTCTCCTCTGGCACTGAGCGCTTCTTCCGTTACGCCACGGCAGCAACTACCTGGTCCGGCTGGCTCACGGTGTATAACAGCGCACACTTCGCGATATCTGACTACCTCAAGGCAGGCTCGACGCACGACACAACGGGGATGCGCTTTGCATCAGGCAACCCGCCCGCCATCGCCAACATCACCTCCACTGGTGCCGCCAATGCTCTCACCATCGGTAACGGCTCCAACGACTATGCCTCCGCCGTCATGGCATTCATTCGGGAGGGGCAGTACGCCTGCTACCTGGGCATCGACACGGACAACGTGTTCAAGGTCGGTGGTTGGTCCATGGGGGACGTGTCCTACCCAATCATCCACGCCGGCAACTTAGGGGCGTACACCGGCCAGCTCGCAGTGGGCGCGGTTGGCACCTACGCCTTCATGTGGGCGAACGGTAACTACGCCCCAGGCACGCTCCTGGCGGGCTCTGCCATCTACTACGGCTCCTACAATTACCAATCTTCCGTCACAGCATCCGGCACCTGGATGGTGTGCGGATACCTTTCCTCCGGCTACAAG